CACCTTTATTATTGACCTTTGTGTCTCGTTTATAGAATTCAAAACCTTTAAAATTTACCTTTTCAAATACAATGTTTTTCTGAATCGAATTAAATTTATTTTCATAAGATATAAATACGTCTTGGTATAGTTGTTTATCAAAGTTAGAGTTAATAATTCCTTTGTACTTATTTCTCATGTATTTAAGGAAATCGAACATATTCATTTCCATGTAGAAAGATAAATTATCACAGATTTCTTTAGAAACAGAATTTTTATGGTTATTAAGTAAAACAGCAAAATGATGTAACTCCTTATATTTGGAATCACTTAACATATCAGATATAAACGATTTTGTGTATTTACTTTCAATAATCATTATTTAAAGGTTAATATTCTTTTTATTTTCTTCTTCTATTTTTCGTTTCTTACGATTTTCTTGTGCTCGTTTTGAATAAACACCATTCATATCATGGTTCTTTATTTATAGGTATTATTCGTCATTTTTTATTTTTTATTTTAGCACAAAAGTTGCTGCTGATGGTGCTACCAATCCAGCATTTGCCGGTGCTACATATATTGTATATTCAACTGGTACAAACCCGTTAGCGCCCTCTACCATAACAGTTGCATGCAATCCGTTATCAGTATACGTACCTAGTATATCAGACCCTGCACCATCTCGGGCACTAACTATCATAGCGGATGTAGGTATAGCAACAATTTGCTGTTTTGCTCCAATAGGGAAAACTACAGGTATATTAGCAGTATTGTTTCCTGTTATGAAACCACTGGCTAAATTAAGACCTCTTGTCAATCCGGATGTCCATTCAGTATCAGTGAATTTATAATCCAACGAACCTATAAAATATTTACGTCTACCTGTTATTGTTGCCGACTGCATTGTTGGTGCCACACACACAGAAGAATCTACTAAAGCTAATGAACCTGACCCACCAGCAGAATACAAATCTGGTGTATAATCAAGCCCTTTGTTTGTTTTAGGTAATGTTACATTTTCGTATAATGCACTAGATGTTGTAGATGTAACATAACATGTTGTATTAGCAACAACCAATGTATCATTGAATGTTTTTGTTCTATCCACAGTGGTTCCGCTTGATATAGTTCCTGTAAACCCGACCAAACCCAATGAGCCAAACTCATAAGTACCCCATGTATTATCAGGAGATTCTGGTGATTCGTACTCAGTACCAGCAACTGGGTCCGTATGATTAAACGAACCTCTTATAGTATTTAATACATGAGTATATAATGTAAGTTCGGTACCAAGTTCAAATGTAGAATTCCCCACATTTGCGCCACCATTTCTTAAATATATTGATTGTGTCAATCTTGATTTTGTTGCGACACCTGGATATAAATTCTTAGATAACATGTTTTCCAACACGCTAAGAATATTCGTACCGGCTGGTATAGCATCTCCATTTTTATAAAGACCGCATCCAAAGTCATTATCCAAACCACTAACAACAATATCCTTATCGAATATTATACCACTAGCTGTTGTTGATGACATAATCTCATCACCTTTATATATAGCCCCGGCTTGTTTAGAAACGGACGGATCCAATTCTGATGATATAATCTCTTTAGTAAAGTATATTACATCGGGATCCTTTTCTTCTGTCCCGATGTAATTTTCTTTATTTCCATATCTATGTTCGTGATATTGTTCCATTTTTGAATTTTTTATTTTTTATTTAGTTTTTTGATATCAATTCGATATTAGAAATTGCGAATATTTTTCTATCTGAATTTCCTTCATATACAGTATCGTTAACTATTTCGACTACGGTTGTACCATCATAGTTCAAATCTTCTAGGGTTAATGTACTAACAGCTCTTTCTGTATTTATATATGTATCATAATCAACAGATATCGTAATAACTTTACTGCCATTAACATAAACACCCAATTCCAATACACTACCAGCAACTTCTTCTTTTGGTACGTTCCAATTAAATCTTAAAGAACTTAGTCCGGTATTTGTAGTAATTTTAACATTTGGTTTTATAGATTCGATTGCGTGTTTTGCTCTAATTTCCAATACATTTCTTGTCGCATTATAAATCAAATCTCTACCAACCGACCATGCTTCATATCCTGTACCAATAGTATCTTTATGTGAAACAACGGCACATCCTCTATATAAACCATCAACGCCAGATACGTTCCATGTCATATTACCAAACCCGTTAGTAACATCAAATCCATTAAAAGTTTCTATCATTGTACTCTTTATAGGAGTTGTTGTTGGTACATTACCTTTAACCAAATCGTACAATTCGTTTATCGCACCTACAATAGATTTACTATCGGTTTTTAATGTTGGTTTATACGAAAAAGCTATTTCGAATAAATTTTTGATTAAATCGTCTTCAACAACCAAAGCGTCTTCTTTTTTATTAAAATCTGCATTCAATGTAGACGAGTCAGTGTATTTACTTTCAACCCACGATTTTACATCAGCTTTTGCAGTAGGTATTGCAGTAGATGTATCTGAAATATATTCAGCAAGAACATCCTCTGCGATGTCTCGTGCTTGAACAAAATCGGTCTTATTGCTTTGTAATTCTTGGATGGCATCAGGTACATTATACAAAGAACCGTCCAAATTTATATATGAATTTGTAACAAGTTTTTGTATTTCGGATGTAATTATAAATGGATCCGAACCATAAGAGTTTCCTATACCGAACACAACTCCTATATTAGTAGACACGTCCTTTCTGTATAAACTACCGTCAATACAATATCTAACCACCGATGGTTCCCCCGGAACGTCCGATTTTTGTTTTATGTATCTAACCGCTGTATCGTAATCAACAACAACATCTTTAAGTACTGAAAATTTTAATAAGTCCTCTGGACCAGGGCAAGCGTGATTTCTCTCGCAACAACATGTATTTTCTATCATAGTTATATATTTTTCTTTTTATATTTATTCAATAATTAATATAGCTTTTGTTTTTCAGGGAATTAAAAACAACACACAATAAAAAATACGAATAAATAAAATAAAAACTATCTGATAATGAGCATCAATAACGATAAAAGCGATTTGGAAAAATTACTGATGGGTGTAACAGGGCAAGAAAAAAAAGCAAAACCACCAGTGAATGTCGACACAGAAAAAGATGTAGTCGAACAGAAGCCCATATTCACATATGATTATGATAATGAGATGCGTAAGTTAAAAAAACAAGCAAGAAAAACAATAAGGGCTTTGGTTTCTCATATCTTAACAGATGAATTATTAGAAGAGGATTACATAAAGGATAAAATCGAACAAGATATAATAACGTTATCTGAATTATATTGGAACAGAAAGTCGAATGAAATAATGAAATTGTCTATTATGGATTCCGTATCAAAAGGAAATACACAACCTAGGATGTATGAAGTATATTCAAACCTTAACGATAGTATATCGGAAAATAATAAACAGATACTAGCTACAGAAAATAATATACGAAAAACATATACAGATTTAAAAATAGAAGTACAAACAAAGAAGGCCGAAAGTTTACCAACCAAACATGAAAATAAACAAATTACACAAGAAACTTATACTACGACTGGAACGAAAGAAATGTTGGAACACATAAAGGAAAGACAGAAAGCGACAGAAGCGTTAAAGATGGTTGCAGAAACGACAACGCCAATTGAAGATGTTGCATATGAACAAACAAATTAACTAAAATATATTATGGTAAAAGAAATTTACATAAGAAACGAGAATGACCCAAAATACGATGATACTCTCATAGATACAGTAGATCCTATTGAGGGTATAATTGCTAAAATACGTGTTATACTAGGAACATCAAAAGGACAAGTTCTTGGTGATTACGATATTGGTGTTGATTTGGAAAGACTTGTATTCAAAACGATACAAACACAAACAGATATAGAAGACATTATACTTAAACAGATAAACAATTACATAAGTACGTATCCTAATTATAAAGTTGTACCAAAAGTCAGTTTTGGTCACCACGTTGATGGATACGATTATGCTATAATAGACATATACATAAACGACGTAAGAACCGTTGGTATATTAGTAGAATAATAAAAAACAATTATGGCTGAAATTATACCAAAGAGACTATACACAACAGAAATAATAAATGATTTAATAAGACAGACCAAAACAGGCTCCGAAGTTGACATGTTCCCATTCTTTTCTCAGGACATTGAATTACGAAATGCTAACATAACATTCAAAATGACCGAGGATGAGTATGAGGAGTATAACAAATGTTTTAATGATGCTAGTTTTTGACAGATAATGGTAGAAAACTAGTAAAACTTCGTGATTACCAAGAAGATATAATAGAAGCCGTGACATCACAACACTATGATCCTGATATAGATGAAATGGTCCCTGATAACCCAAAAATAATATTAATGGCTAGTAGACAGATTGGTAAGACAACAACAACAGCGTCTTACATGACATGGTATCTGTGTTTTCATACCGATAGAAATATTGGTATAATGGCAAATAAAATGGCAACAGCTAAAGAAATCGTAGATAAGGTAAAGGAATTTATAAGAAACTTACCTTTCTGGTTAAAACCTGGTTGTATAGAATTTAACAAACATGGTATTCATATGGATAATGGATGTAGAGTTATATCATCAGCGACAACCAAATCAGCATCTATCGGTTTTACTTTGAATGGTATATTATACTTAGATGAGTTTGCCCATATAGATCCTAATATATCCGGACCTTTCTGGCGTTCTGTATATCCAACACTGGCTTCATCAAAAACAGCACAGTGTATAATATCATCAACGCCAAATGGTACGGATAATCAATTTTATAAAATATGGGACAAATCAATAAACGGACAAAACTCATTTAAAAACATAAGAGTTGATTATTGGCAAGTTCCTGGGCATGATGATAAATGGGCAGCTCAGCAAAAACTAGACTTTGGAGAAGAATACTTCAATCAAGAATTTTTATTACAATTTAGTTCATCATCAACGTCTCTATTAAAAGGCAGCGATTTAATTTTTATGCATAAATTATGTAAACACGATTATGTAAACAAAAATATAATAAAAACGAATTCTATTCTGGATGACCCGGATTTGGTATGGAACAAAGATTTCGATCCAAACTATATAACAAAGGAAGATAAATTTATTATGTTAATAGACCTATCCGAAGGAAACGGAGACGAATCGGTAATAGATAAAGATGATAAAAAATCACCGGATTCAAATACAATTCAGATATTTAAATTGGTACCAAATTCTATTGCAAATATGAAACGTCATATAAAAGATGGGTTGAATATAACAGACGCTTTTAGATACGTACAAGTTGGTAGATGGGAATCGAATGCAAAGGATGAAGTATATTGTGCTAAATTATCTTCTGCTATTGCTTTTGATTTATTCGCAGCTTCTGATTTAGATAATGTCAGAATCATGATAGAGATGAATTTTCAAGGAAAGAGTTACTTGACCGCATTACAAACACATGATTTGTATAGCGAAGATGTTGTACTTAAAACGTATCACACAAAACCTGTTCCTGGTGAAGAAAAAAGAAGAAAAAAATCCGGGTTTAAGACTAACGCAACCAAAGAATATTTCTGTAAAAAAGGTTCTAAAATGATATCAAAGAGGCGTACAATAGTTAATGACAAGAAAACATACGAACAGTTAAAAAGCTTTGGTAAAATAAACGGGAGACTTGGTGGTATTGCATTACATGACGATTTAAGTTTACCGGTATTGAATCATATTCCTAGAATGATAGAAGAAGAAGATTATATAGAATGGTTAGACGGTATTTTATACGAGATGCCCAATAACAAAAGAAAGTTTGAAATAAACAAATTATTAGAAAAGTTTGATATGGATAACCCCGAAACATCAGATACCGAATTTAGTTCATTGTATACTAGAAACGAATCAATGTACGGAAACAACCCATATCAACAAAATACACATTACGGACAATTTAGCAATCAAACCGCATTTGGTACGACATATTCATCATTAATGAATAATGCTAGATAATTATTCAAAATTCACATCATTAACATCAAAATAAGAATTGTTTATGTTAGCGACGATAGGAAGGCCAACCGCCTTCCTTTCTTCATTATCAAGATATCTTATTCCGACAATCTTACCGGAATTAGCAGATTCTGATTTTTTTATGTTAGACAATGCGCTATCGTAATCGGAAAAGCACATAGTTTCGTCTATTAACCCATTGTCTATCATGTATGCGTATTTTTTATTCTGGTGGATATAAAAAGCACATTTATTATACATTTCATGTATATAATAGTCTCTTCCATTCTGTTTTATGAAACATATACTACTATCAATATATTTTGGTAACAAACCGACATCATCTTTTATCTCGTTTCTTGGTATTTGCTGCCATCTACCCTGCGGTACGTTTTTATAACATTGCCATATAATAGTTGGTGGCAATGTATGTTCGTGTCGTTCTTTTCCAAAATTTTTGTTAAATTCCTCAAAGGGATCGTCATTTCTTTCCATTAGATTTTATATAATTTCTTAGATATTCTACTTGCTCCGATAAACTTTTCGCCAGTCTGTTAGTTGCAGTATTAATTAAATTTTCATATTTTTGATTATCCTCTATATTTTCCACCTTTTCGAACAAAGGAAATAATTTGATATAATTATCATCCATTTTTTTTAAAACTTTCATTACATTCTCTATATTAGATTTATGGTTTTTAAATCCTAATGTTAATGTTTTTATATCATCTATTATTTTATTTTTTGTTTTTATGTGCATATAAAACAACGCACCTATCAATACAGTATCTACTATAAGGAACGATCCTATTATTATAATTAGTATATTCATATTTTATTTTTTAAGTTCATTTTCTCTTTTTTCTAATATATCTTTAAGTGCATATAGTTCGGTTGTTGCTTTTTTCATTTCCTCTTTAAACTGAACACGCTGATTATAAAAACTCGTCAATATCTTAGGTAGCATGCCTTCAAAATCTTTGACGTATACCGAACCATTACAACATTTTATTTCGTTATCTTTTCGTTTATGTTGTTTATCTTTTTTTACGAATGTGTCCGGACTTATATTAAACTGTCTCATCGTAGTTGGGTACAAAGAAGCAAAGTCTAATGCAATAACATCTTTATACACCCCTGTTATAGGTTCGAACACAAAGGCACCTTCGTACCCTTCGTCATCTATTTCACCATTCTTTGCATAAGGGAATACTTTATTCTCTCTATACATATACTCGCCTTGTACTACATGTAATGATTGTACTGGAGAGAATGCTAACAACGCATCACAGTGAATCAAATTGGCCAATGAAAAGAACGTATTAGCAGTTTTGAGTTTATTGTCAATCTCCCTAACCAATATACTATCAATTGCATTATAGAATACATAATCCTCTGGTTCTTGTTCCCACATGTCCTTAAATCCTAAACTATGTTTGACTTTTTTAACACCAAGAGCTGCTTCCGCTACTATATCCAATGTAAATCCCTCTTTTGGTGTAATCGACATATCCCATTTAAAATAAACTTCCATGTAGTCAAACAACAACTTATGCATAGGAACATCAATCTTGGTTCTTTTTGAACCCTTAAACATAGGAACTAATGAATATTTCGTCCATGAACCATTAGGCGATATACTTGTTATGTCTATTCCTAATTTTGAACACCTATTATACAAATACCGCCAGTCATATCCCATGAAGTTCCATCCACTAATACAATTTGCATGTTTTACGTAATTGTACATAAAATCCATCAACATAGCAGATTCAGTTTCGTAATACAAATATGTAAATAGATATTCCGTCTTGAACGTTTTACAGTGTTCTTTTATTCTACTTTGTATTCTATTTATCTGTTCACTGGATAACTCAACTCTACCAAAAACGATAACACTGTTTTTATAAACCCATGATATGGTATTTACTTTATTGTTAACATCCTCTGGATTAGGGAACCCTGAGTCATCAACATCGACTTCTATATCACAAAAGTGTATGAAAGGAATGGATAGTTCGTGTATAACATTGATATTAGGATTGTGTTTTATCAAATCCTCCAAAATTTGATGAACACGTTGATCATTTAAATAACCATCTGATACTCTTTTAGCTACACGCTTACCATCCCATGATGTATATACAGGGTCTGGAACATCACCAGGTCTAGCGTAATACCAATTATACAATTGATCTGTTGGTATCACATATTTTAAATATGAGATTTCCCCAGATTTATTAAAATAACTCAATATAAGCTCTTTTGTTTTGTTTCCTGATTTATCTAAGCAATCGGATAGTTGCGTGTTTATTATCATATTTTTATGAATTGTATTCAAATATTATATTCAGGAATTAAGCAAACTATTAAAAAATAGATAAATAAATAAAGAATTATTTTTAATGGAATTTATTATATATAACAACGTTAATGGGTATTTGGTTGGTGAGTACGATGATGATAACAATTTATTATACCAATTCACTACTATAGACGGATCTGATATAGAGGAATCTAAAAGACCTATGTGGGAAAATGCGCTGCAATTATATAAAAAAAATGCACAAATGACAGAAAAGGATGTCATTATACAAAAAATACAAAAAATAAGAAAAATTAAAGACGACCTATCTAACAAAAAACTAGATACTATTATTGGAAACGCAACAAAGGATTTAATACAGTCTGTTACTAATTATGTTACATACTTAAACAACTTAGTTGATATAACAAAATACATAACAGAAATCAACGAGTATATAGAAGAAATGAAATCTAAAGTTGAATACGAGCCTTATGTTAAACAATTGGAATTAGAAAACAAACTAATAAAGTTGGAACTAGAAAAGAAAATGCTAATATTGGAAAAGAAGCTCGTAGACACTAAAATCCAATTACTGGATATAATACGCCACCAGAAGGGTGGGGCTGCTGTACAAGCAATGTATGCTACCATAATATCAGCTATTATAGTATTATCAGACATAGTTAAGTTTATATTAAAATCAATAAAGACTTTATTGTCTTTATTGCCATCTGCATTCAGTATAGGAGGAGAAAGTATGACATTCTTTATGACACCAAAATCTATCACATCTAGTGGAATTGCTATATTAAATGATCACAAGTCAATTGGAGACAAATATAGCGAACCTATAATCAAAGCAGTTGATGATTTATTAAAAAAACCTGAAAACGCAAACATACAATACAAAATAGCAAAAATAAGTGCGTCTATATTAAAAGCCCAACAAACACTAGGTCTTGGTGGTAGCGACATAAACATGGATGATATAAACGCACCCAGTTTATCAACCTTTATATACAAGTCTATAGATGATATTATCTCGCTGTTTCCATTTGCGGACCCCCTACCTAAATACGAAAAACTAAATATTACTAATATAGGGTTTATGTTATGGTTGAGCACTGGTTGGTGTAGAGCAGGTCAATGTGCATTCGGGTTACCAGGATATTTACCCGGTACACAAGCAACTCCACAAGAAACAACGGAAATATAAAAAAGGACTCTATTAAGAGTCCTTTTTTGCTAATATAGGTTTACATTCTACTATTTTTGTTTTCTTATGCATAGGAAAAAATACAATCTCATCAAAATACTTATACATGATTTTGTGCTTAGGTACGTCATAATCATCCAATAATATAATATCATCAACCAATTCAGAAGATATGTCGGCTAACGTCTCTTTTAATACATTGACAAGTTCAACACACAAATTGCTATTTAAATATATAATCCCATTAAAACGTTTACTGTTTATTCCAACCTCAATCAATTTACGAATTTCTGTGTTTAGTATGAACATATGAACCGGCTTAGATATATCAAAACCACTATCATGTATTAAACCATCTACATCGATTATATGAAACGTATTTAAGTTGCTAAACGCTTTTTTTATTTTTCTACAAGATTCTGTGGATACGTAAAATTTCATTTATGTAATTGTCTTATTTTAGTATTTATTCATGTTTATTCTGTATCATCACTAGAATAAGATTCCAATAATGCGGATTTAATTGATTCTATTATGCTATCTACTTCCAACCCATCTATAACATAATCTATGAATTTTCCCTAACCGAATTCAAATTCGGAAGATGCTATCTTAAATATAGATTTTGCTGGCAAGGAAATATCAATATGTAACCCAATGGTTGTATTGTGCTTTTTTGAATTTTTCACTAAAACATACACAGGATCAGTAGTATCGACTACTTTTTTATTTATGTTCTTATCTACGAGAACTGCATGCCCTGCAGGAACTTCCTCTATAACCGTTGTTTTTTCAACAGTGGCCACAGGACTTTCTGTAATAACATCTTTTGGTGCAAAATCTTCCATGCTTGGTAGAGAAGGAAAAGGACCTTTGTACTTTGGTGGTACCAATTTGGTTTTTCCCAATCCAGACTGTGATAATTCACAAGATTGTCCACTAGCTTGTAGCACATCATCCAAAGGAGGTGCTTGTGCATATTCACCATTTCCCATATCCACGGTTTTAGTATCTATCGTCTCGAAGTTCCATATATCAGATGGGCTATATACTTCTACCATAAATTTATTTTTCAATCCAACCGGACTGTTGGTCATTTGTGATACAAAATCCGCATTGCACGATTCACCATCGGCGAAATTATAAAAATATTCACCATCTTCATATGTCACATCTTTTAGTATAGCAACACTCCCACGTTCTTCACCATCAATCCATTGAAAATATCTTGTTTTACTCATAATTTTATTTTAATTTTATCTACCATTACTTTGCTAATCAACACATCAGTCTTTGATGATGAATTTTGAGTACTGTTTTTCGTATTCGTCTTTCCATTCACATCCATTGTATTTATCATCTTCGAACCACGAAAGATAATCCTCTCTAAACCTCTCCAAAACTTCAGTAAAATGGTTTTCATAATTTGATTTGGATATTTGATTTATATATAATTCATATATAGTAAAAGTATGTGTCGTGCCGGATACCCTCCATACAACCGAAGATGCTGTATCGTATTTATTTGCTTGTGCTACACCATATTCGATTGTTATTGGAGAATTCCACCCTTTCGGACTAACAGTGACTTTTTTAATCCCTGCTATACATTTATCAAAATCGAAAATAAATGGCATTTTACTCTTTATTTTCGTTTAAAGGAGTTACTTCCTTGTCTTCGTTTAATGCGTTTACTACACCAGTTACCGTATCCGAACCTTTTCGGCTACCTAAAACTCCTGCTATTTTACGAGAACCTAATAACGCAGTTGCCATACCGAACCATATAGTACATTGTTCAATAATATTTAATATACTACCAGCTTCTGCTGGAGATACAAAATAATAAACAATCAAAGCCAGGAATATAATCAACATTACCAATCCTGTAACAACACCCAAAAAACCTGTTGCTGATAACATACCAGTACCACCACTGGTAACCATTTCCCAAAAAGAAACTTTATATTTTCCGTCTACTTTACACATAATTATATATTGTTATTTTAAAACTACCTGATATATACTTGTACTACTTATAGCAACTGAATCCCAATCATCAACAGTTTCTGTCATAGATAGTTTAAGATTTTCAAGAGCATCTTTAATGTCAGTACCTTTTATCAAAACATTTTCTTTTTTCGTTTTTTTGGTACCATCTTCTTTAACTGCAACAACAAATGCTATTTTACACGTGTACCAAAACTTACCATCATCTGTAGTAGAATCGCCATCTTTATCCAAAAAGATTTCTCTTATTTTAATTGGTTTAATACCATTGATAGTAACATCTTTTAATTTATCTTCGAGTATTATTTTTGTTATAATAGACTCCGCTTCTGTGTAATTAAAAGCATCAATCACATAAGTCTCTTTTACTTTTTTGTCTTTACCTGTTTCTTGGTCCCATGCCATATGGGAAATTTTTACTTCAAAATTTGTATTCATATTTTTTATTTATTTAATTAGTTTGTACTTTACTTTTTCCTATAATATTATCATAATTCGGGTCTTCACATATAGTGGGCGAAATCGCACCACAATTATTACATGCGTATACAGGGATTGGGTATAATGTTCCTTTCCCGTTACCGCTATACAAAGCTGATATCTTTTTTAGTATATATACTTCTCTAAATGTAATACCACCACATTCCTTGCAAACTTCAGTTGCTGATTCTGCTACTAATTTTCTTTGGTCTATTCCGCTCAAATCTTCCATAATTTTATTTTTTAATATTTGCTAACGACATTTATGTCGTTAGCAAATATATTGTTTATTTTTTATGTTCTTCTTTTTGTTGATTTAACCGAGATAGTTTCATACTATA